GCAGACATGGAGGTCTTTTGCATTCTGACAGAACCTAACGCTATCAACACGCTGACGAACTATCGCAACGCAAGTGATAAGTATAAGTCAGCACTGAAGGATGGTAGGCTCCATTGGAAGTTCATTCAGCCCTCCAAGGCAGGATGGGATTCAATGCTTAAGAGCGCAAAGCTCTTGACACAGCATGACCTGGGTAGCCTACAAAAGCTTCCTGCACCAGACAAGCGTGACTATACGCAACTCTACGAAGTCCTCAATGTCTGCTCGAACTTCATCTGTGACGTTACTGGAAAGGAGTTCGGCCCAGTTGACAACTTCGATCCAACAAAGCAAGTTCTTGTCTTAGACAGCTTGTCTGGGCTTAATGAAATGTGTCTCTCCCTAGTGACCGGCTCGAAGCCAGTCAAATCCTTGCCAGAATGGGGAGCAGCAATCGATGCTGAGATGCGATTCACGAATCATTTATGTTTCGGAATCCTATCGCACGTCGTGATCATGGCACACGTGACGCGAGAGACAGACGAAGTCCTCGGCGGCATCAAGATTATGGTAAATGCTCTCGGACGTAAAGCTCCACAAGAGCTACCGAAATACTTTACCGACTGTATTCTCACCAAGCACGAAAGCGGGACATTTTCTTGGACCACGGCTGATTCCCGTGTAGAAACAAAATCCACAACTCTCGTATCAGGTGCGAAACTTGAGCCAAGCTTCATTCCGCTAATGAAAGAATGGCGCTCGCGCTCGGCCTTAACCGAAACAGGAGCAAACCAATGAACGACAGTCTATTCGACGCTGATACATTCCTTGACCAGACCGTAACCGGAGCACACGAAACCAAGTACCCCGTGATACCGGCAGGCGAATACCCTGCAATCTCGAAGTCGATACAAGCACGTGAGATGCCAAACGCGAAGGAACCTGAAAAGGGTCCGTACACCGTGCTTGACATCGTGTGGAACATCGACGATGCTGGAGTGAAAGAAGAAACCGGGCTCGATTCACCGTCCTGCCGCCAGAGCGTGTTCCTTGAGTTACATGAGGGACTGATCGACATGAGGGCAAAGAAGAACATCCCCCTCGGTCGGCTGCGGGAAGCCTTGGGTTTGAATGATCCAGACGCGGCATTTAGTTTTAATGATCTCGTCGGTCAACCTGCGATCGTTCGCATTGAACAGTCGCCAAACGCCAAGGACCCGGAGAATCCCTACTCCAACGTAACGAAAGTTGCGCAAGTCTGAAACAGTACGAGGGCACAGGGATGTGCCCACCTTCACGGAGATTGCATGAAGTCCATCCACCACAAAGAAGTCATAGTTCCTGACAACCGTCAGCGAAAACAGTTCAAAGAGACTTCACTCATCGAACTTGCCGAGTCTTTACAGAAGCCTCACGGCCAGTTAAACCCCATCGTTTTGCGTAACGACGAGCGCACGCTTATCTGTGGAGAGCGTCGTCTCAAAGCAATGGAGTTTGTTAAACGCCCATTCATTCACGATGGCCAGCAATTATTAGATGGCCACATAGCCTACACCACCCTTGGAGAACTCACACCGGAACAACTCTATGAAGCCGAACTCGAAGAAAACGTCCAGCGCGAAGACCTTACATGGCAGGAGCGGGTTGCTGCAATCGCTGCGCTCCATGCTTTCCGTCTCGACAGTGACCCTAATCACACCGTCAAAGCCACCGCTCAAGAAATCTTCGGCGAAAAAGTCTCTGGCCGAAAGCAACAAGAAGTACAAAAAGCAATCGACCTCGCACCTTTCCTCGAAGATGTTCTCGTCCAATACGCACCAGATGAAAAGACCGCGCGGAAGGCGATAAAAAACGAGCTAATGAACCGAGAGCGTCTGTCGCGTGTAGATGCTCTTGGTGATATGGACACGACGCACAAGCTATATCTTAAAGACGGTTTCTCTACACCACTCACCAACTACTTTGATGTAATCCTCACCGACCCACCATACGGAATAGACATCCACACGAAGGAGACTTTCGATGCCGACACCCACGAATATGATGACTCCGATGAAGCCTTTACCAAGATACTCTCATCTCTCCCTACACTTGCCTATCGAACGACAAAAGAGAACGCACATCTATATTGCTTTTGCGACATTAGACGATTTACTGAACTTCTTGTCGCATTTGAGCTTGGTGGTTGGCAAGTTTGGCCACGCCCTATCATATGGGATAAGGGAAATACAGGTTCATACGGAAATATTGAGTATGGTTTTCGTGCATGTTACGACTCGATACTATTCGCCAGAAAAGGTTCAAAAAAGGTTACTGCCGGTTACAGAGATGTCATCAATATCACTCAAAAAACTAATCAAGCTCATCCGGCAGGGAAGCCTGTGGAACTTTTCTCCGAGCTGCTCAAACGCTCTGTTCTCCCCGGTGATCGGGTCGCTGATTTTTTCTGCGGTAGCGGACCTATATTCCCCGCCGCCACAAATAATAAATGCATTGCTTACGGATGGGAAATAAATGAGAAATATCATGCGATGGCTGCAGAATCGCTTCGGCAAGCAGAGGGACTCGCTCCTCTTCAAACCGAGTGACCAGCGCGAACAATGGACCAAGTGGCCCAAACATCTGACTGCGCCCACAAAGCAGGACATGAATTATCTGGATCGCTTAGATCCTCCCATCGGCAGAGCTGTCTCTCCTGGTGGTCGCATACGAATCATACGGCACCCAGAGTTTGTCTGGTACTACGACGCAGGACACTCCACAACCTTTAGCCAGCTCCTGTTTAAGGACGGGACTGAATGGAGGCTCAGGAGGTGAATCTACCGCAAGTATCTTTTAGCTTGCGTCCTCAGGTTCGCCCCCGTGGAAATCCTCGTCCCAAGATACTCATCGTTGGTGAAGCTCCAGGTAAGAACGAAATAGAAGCTGGCCTGCCATTCGTCGGCGCTTCCGGCCACGAGTTAGGCTTTCAGCTTGCGGAAGCAGGCATAGAAGAAGAAGATTGTCTGTTCACGAACGTCGTCAACTTCCGCCCGAAAGATAATCTAATCTCCGAGTTCTTTGCTACCTCCAAGAAGAAGGCAGCAGAGATAGGAGCTATACCTTACTGCGGTAAGTATGCACTTCCTATTGTCTTTGCAGGTATGCAGGACTTGGAGAGCTTGATCGCCCGCGTCAAACCTAACGTCGTTGTCGCTTGTGGTAACATAGCTTTATGGGCATGTACTGGTGAGCAAGGAATCCTCAAGTGGCACGGCTCAGAGATGGAAGGACAGATCAATGAAACAAAGTTCAAATGTATCCCTGTCATTCACCCGGCGGGTATTCTTCGTAATTGGTCTTGGCGTTGGTTTACTGTTGTTGATTTTCGTCGCGTTAAGCGTGAGGGGGATTTTCCAGAATTGCAACGACCCGGATATTGCTTTACCATCAGGCCTTCCTTTTCTGCTGTGGTGGATCGTTTACATACTTTATATGACCGCGTGGATATGGCCCCCTATAAACTCGCGGTGGACATTGAGACTCGGACTCGTCACATTGCTTGCATCGGTATTGCTTGGAGTGCACATCACGCAATTTGCATCCCTTTGCTCTGTATAGAAGATGATGAAGGATATTGGTCTAAAGAAGAGGAGGTTGAAATCTGGTGGTTACTATACCGACTGCTAACGCACAAAAACTGCGAAGTCATCGGCCAGAACTTTATGTACGACAACCAGTACTTCGTTCGTCGAGCTGGCTTCGCCTGCAATCTCGTAGACGATACCATGATGAAGATGCACGTGTGCTTTCCAGGCGCCAAGAAAGGACTAGACTTCATCTCCTCTGTCTTCTGCAAGTACCACCGTTTCTGGAAAGAAGAAGGGAAAGAGTGGGCAAAGAAGATGGACGAAGATGTCCTCTGGGAATACAACTGCAAGGATGCCGTCGCAACCTACGAGATAGATGGAGCCTTAAACGAATTACTTACCAAGTTCGACTTGTGGCCACAATATCACGAGCGCATGCGCACTGGCGAGTCAGCTTTCAAAATGATGTTGCGTGGCGTCGATGTATCGCTTACATTCAAGAAGCAACTATTCAACGATTGCGCGAAAGCGATAAATCAACGCAAAGACTTCTTATGGGAGATACTTGAGATAGATATGTTTGGGCCGAAGGGCGGAGTTTCTCCTAAGAAGATGAAGATGCTCTGCTATGATCTGTTCAAGCTGCCGCCGAAGTACAGGATAGATCCTGCTACGAAACAGCGCCGCCTTACCTGTGACAAGGACGCCATCGATGAGTGGATACAGACCTGTAATATCTTTTTCCGTCCGATCCTTAAAATCATAAAGGACGTTCGGTCTTTAACCGTATTCAAGAGTACCTTCGCGGGTGCTCCGCTTGATTGGGATGGAAGGTTCCGCTGCAGCATGAACGTCGCCGGTCCTCACACCTTCAGGTGGAGTACCTCTGAAGATGCTTTTGGTTACGGAACCAATATGCAGAACATACCGAAGGGAGATGAAAGATGAAAGCAAAGCTAATGCGTTTCTTGTGTGCACTAATTAAACTCACGCTTGGCATAGTAACAATCATTATCATAACTGGCACTTTGGGATGGCTTATAATTACATTTCCCGTAATAGGATGGATCTATATGGGAACTGTAGGAAGCTTGTTCCTTGCTGGAAGTTTCGCTATAGCTTGGAACTCGTGCGCTCCTAAAGCAAAGTAACCGTGCCCACCGCGAAGTCCATAGTCCTCCTCGGCGATACTCACTTCGCGCTCACCGTCCGTGCGTACTTCCGCGACGGGAACGGTCAACTGTACATAACTGGTACACTAGGTCAGGAGATTCAAATTGCGCTACTTGCCGCCATCGGAGCTATTAACGAACTTGATTCATATATCGACGGCTTCGACCCAGCGATATTTGCTGAGCGGAACCTCCACATCAAGATTGATGTTAGCGACGTGGCTAACCTACCTGTTGTCGGAGAAAGCTACGGTCTTGCTTTGTCAATGGCTATACTCGCAGCAGCAGTACAGAAGCCTATCCCACTCGACCTCGTGTTTGCTGGATGCATCGGCCCAGCCGGAGAAGTCTTACCAGTTGGTGGAATTAAAGACAAAAGAAAAGCCGCGAAGAAACTAGGCTTCGCAAGGATCATGCTCCCGTGCTCGCAACTGGACATGATGAATAATGAGATAACACAGTGTCCTGTCAAGGACGTAAAGGAGGCGTTCTCTGTAACGTTCCATGATGAGCCAAGTTGACTCCTTCATACCTGAGATTTCGGACATAGCGCACTTTATTAAACCCAACGTGCGCTTGATGTTCGTTCCGGACATAGGCTACACCATGTTCGATGCAGACCTACGCCAGTCTGACGCACAAGTAGTTGCGTGGGAAGCTGGCGACGCGACCCTTAAAGAAATGTTCCGTGAAGGCATCGACCTCCATCATCAAAATGCAATCGACATATACCAGCTCCAATCCCCTCCTTCCCCTCATCAAAGACAAATGGCCAAGCATGGTGTACATGCTACGGACTTTGGCGCACACCCACGCACTATGGCGAAGAAGCTCGACATGACAGTACAGCAGGCATCGAGCTTCCAAGCCCGATGGTTCAAGCTACATCCAGCCATTAAGAAATGGCATCAGCGTGTAGAGAAGGAACTCATGCGGACACGAACAATCAAAAATGCCTTCGGCTACCGAAAGATCTTCTTCGACCGGGTCGAGAGCATCTTGCCTGAAGCTCTAGCCTGGGTGCCACAATCGACCACAGCCAACGTCATAGACAAAGGCATTAACAACATCGACGAACACCTTCCTGAAGCTGTACTGTTCCTGCAAGTCCACGACTCCTGCCTCGGCCAATTCAAGAACGAACTCTATCCCACTATCCGCAAGCAAATCCACGACCACATGCTCATCACCGTTCCGTATGACGATCCACTCGTAATTGAAGTGGACGTTAGTTGCTCAAGAAAGTCATGGGGGAACTGCACGAAGGTTCCTCTAGCAGACGATAAACAATTTTGTCCGTTTTAGGAGAAAGAAATGCAGTATGATGTCAGCGTGACAGTTACAATTACAGCAGAGAATACAGCCCGCGCATTGGATCGAGCTTCCTCGTTGCTTGGGCAGATCGAGTACAATGACTATGCCGAGGTAACACACGTCACTGTCAATCCACATTGGGAACAGCCAAGCCTCGTAGGAGCAGGCCAGGACCCTACATCTGCGGCCTTGCGCGACTCTTCGGAGGCCTCCACCCCAGTGGACGAATCTGAAGAATAAGCTTGGCCCGCAACGTATCCAACTGGCTACAAGGATACATCGAGTACACGAAGCACTTAGAAGCTCCAGATATCTTCCACCTTTGGACTGCCATAGGTACAATCGCCGGAGCGCTACAAGGCAAGGTCTGGATAGATCAAGGCTACTTCAAATGGAAGCCTAACTTCTTTGTCATCTTCGTTGCCCCACCGGGGGTTGTAAGTAAATCCACAACTCTCGGCGTGGGCATGGAGATGCTTCGCAAGGTCGATGGAATCCATTTCGGCCCTGAGTCCGCTTCGTGGCAAGCGGTTACGGATGCGTTTATCGAAGCAACTGTCACAGTAGAAAAGGTCGGACAAATGTCCGCTCTAACAATTGAAGCCTCGGAACTTGGCACCTTCCTAGACCCACGCAACAGAGAGATGATCGACGTTCTCTGTCGCCTCTGGGATGGACGCGAAGTCCCTTGGCATAGGAGAATACGGAGTGAAGGTGTCAGCGAAATCCCCAACCCCTGGATCAACTTTCTTGGATGTACTACTCCGGGCTGGATTGAAGAAAACTTCCCTGAGTACGCGATTAGGGGTGGCTTTACGAGTCGCACGGTTTTTGTTTATGCCGAGCGGAAACGACAATTTGTTGCTTATCCGAAGCTCCGCATGGACGTTGCTGGCGACGAATTCCGACGACTTCGCGTACATCTCATCAACGACCTTAAAACAATCGCCAAAGTTACAGGTGAATATATACTCACAGAATCTGCAACCACCTGGGGTATAGAATGGTACGAGAAGCACTGGACAGAAGAGAAAGGCGACATAGATATGGAACTCTACGGTGGATACATCGCCCGAAAGCAGACCCATATCCACAAGGTCGCTATGGTTCTTGCGGCGGCTCGGCACTCGGACTTAATAATAACGGATGAGAACTTGCAAGCGGCGGAAAAACTTGTCACGAGCCTAGAGCTTTCCTTGCCGAAAGTGTTCTCGCAGATCATGGACTCAAAGGATGCGCAAAATACGGCGACCGTGATTCGTATAGTACAAGCTTGTCCCAGCGGAATAAAGCGTCGTACCTTGTGGCGGAAGCTCATCACCTACATGTCACAAGACGAGTTCAAGCATTCTGTCATGGGAGCAGTAGCTGCAGACTTTATTGCAGAATACTCAGTCGGAGATGAGATCTTCTACAAGCCTATTGTTGAGGAGCGCCCTCAGGAAAAGCCTCCTCCAGGTCCTTGAACAATCCTCTAAACGCCTTCTCGCTTGGCACGCCAATCTCGCGTAGGTGCCCGCGACGGAACCGTTCACGAACGCTCTGCTTAAGTTTCTTCGAGTCGATGCGCAGTCCCGCCGCGGGCGCTTCCTTATTAAACTTTCGCAGACGCTTCAGAGCCATTTCCAGCCCTTCCTTATCTTCCTGGATTATTGCCCAAGCATAGTTCTCCATCACGGCAGTGTGCCTTGCAACCCAGTACCGTTTCAGTTCTTCTTGACTATGCCGAAGTTCAAACCTCTGATTCACCCGCGTCGTTGCAAAGCTGAAGAACTGTGCGACGTTCTCCATTCGCTGCTCGATATCCAGCGGATTAAACTTCACTACAGCGCCGCCGCCACGGAAGTTTTCTTCCTCCCTATGCTGCCGTCGTATCGACTTACTTATTCCCTGCATCGATGTAGGCAGCGCACGCTCCCAGACTTTCCAGGTATCTGGATCATCGCTGTCGAGAGCCTTGATAATATTAAACCCCACTCCCATAACTGGCCCTAAAACCTCAGCCATTGTCCGACCAAGTTTCGCGTTCGGATCTCTCTCCTCTCCCAAGAGTGCTTCCGTTCCAGGAATGAATCTACCGGCTGATAGGCTCCCAGATATGTCTACATTCGGCACTGGTACACCAAGCAGTCCTAGCAAATGCAGTGGTCCGAGACCATAATTCCTGGACAGTCCATGCATTATGAGGTCTGGTCTATCTGTAAGCGTACTAACGAAGTCGCGTAGATCTTCACGCAACGTAACCTGTGGGTCTTTCAGACCTAGAAGCTCCTTAGCTTCCGTACCGCCAAAGTCCAAGATATCAAAGATGTTCTCAGCAAATGGAAGTCCTTGCAGTCCAGCCGCAAGCAATAACATCACCCAAACCCTCGCGGCTGGGCCCTTGCCTTCTCCGCCATAAGCCATAAAACTTAAGTGCTGCATGAATTGCCAGAACAAGAACAGAACGCTCTTCTTTCCGCGCATGAATGCTGGTCTGTTCCACTTCGAGTACTCAAACATCGTGGCCTGGACAGCCTTTCGTGCTGCCTTATACGCGGCTTCCTGATCGTTCGGATTCTTCTTTAGTGCCAACTCTCTTGCAGCAATGAACGTAACCTCACGATTGAACTTCTCTGCGTGCTTAAACAAGAAGCTTCCGTAGAAAGCAATATCGTTTGTTAGCTTAACCTTGCGATCTGTCGGCATCAGCCGTTGTAAGTAATCGCTCTCACCCAACCCTGCCATCGACGTCGCATAGGATTGATCAAGGATACCTTCGGCTATACCTCGCTGCAAGTGTGCGTCTGTCTCATTGTCAAAGACAAGTTTGCCTGTTCGCCACTTGACAACATCACGCATACTCCGTAAGAGTGCAGCTGTCGCCGTAGCGTCTCCATAGTGATGAGCCAGGAATGGATATGCAACCATCGGAACCTGTGTCAGATTGACAACAGCCGACTTGACATTGAACCCGAGATAAAACAGGAATCCCCACGAGCGGGCCGTAGCCCAATCATTCTCGGGATTCATGATGTATCTAAAGTGATCGTTGAAGTAATTCTGTACGATGCCCGCCGTAGTTGCTTGTTGTTCTGCTTGCGTAGACCCACGCACCGCCGAGCGCATTTGGTCCTGCGCAATAGCCATATCTTCACCGAACTCAATTCGAGCTACGTGGTGAGACGCGTTCATCATGTATGTGGCAAAGACACGCAGCGCGTCAGTGCTATATCCTTCGATACCCTTGTGTCTTGTTAGGTGCCGAAGGAAAGCTTTGCCGGGGCTGTATCGAAAGAAAAGTTCCTTTAGCGCAGTCTTCTGCTCATCCGAAAGCGGAGCTAGCCTAGTCTCCAGTGCGTCGAATAGCGCAGGCGGCATGCCTAAGTAGGCATACTCTTCGTTAGATACATATCCTTCAAAGAGCTTGAACCTGTTCTGATCCTTAAACTGTGCAGCCAGTTGCGGACGGCGAGCCGCGCGAGAGTCTTGCGTATCAAAGGTCTCATAGCTAACCACTTCGCCAAGCACAGACTTGCCTTCCTTAGTTACCCTTGGGCCTTTGAACTTTCTGCCGTTATAAGTAATGTCCCTTGTAGCCCGCACAATGCTCGCGTACTGCCCGAAGCGCATCCTTGGAAAGTAATTCCTATCACGAAGATGCGCCATCTCATTTTCAATTTGAGAGAGCTTTGCTCCAAGCTTAAAGTGTTCAAGTGTTGGACTGGCCGCAATAGATTCCATGAATGCCTTGCGGCCCGCTTTGGATTTATCTTTCTCCCATAGCGTGAGTAATTCTTCTGCTCTCTGCTTTGGATCAGTAGACTTTCTTGCCGCCTCACGAAATGCTGCTTTTTCAAGTCCTCTTTGTACGAGGTTCAGTGTCTCATCGAAAGCCTTCCCTACCTTCTTGAACATCTCGAATACTGTCTTCGACGCACCAAGCTTTCGCATGAGAACTATTTCTTCTTCTTGTGTCAACTTCCGTTCTAGAACATCGCTCTGCTCCATGGCTTCTAACACCGCTTGTGACAGTACCTGCTGTTCCTTTGCAGGTAGAAGCGTCCACTCATGTGCCAGCTTATCCGGACCACGTATTAGTGTTCCCACTCGAGCAGACCATAGCTGAACTGTCTCGATATATGCACTCGATCCGAGAATGGGCCGCACCTCTGACAGCTGCAATGGCGTCAGCACCTTGGTCAAGAACTTTGTGCCCCAGACCTTCAAGAGTGATTCAGCTGGAGGCAGTATCGCGTCGATATTTTCTTGTCCAGCTACTCGCATGAATGCATCATTCGACAGATGGCTGATTAACCCGCCCCTATTCCGTCCCGGAATCTGCCCCGATAAAAACCGCGACACATCACGCAGCATAAATCTAAGATCACCATCCGTGAATTTCATCCTAGGTGCGATCTTTCTAAGAGCCCGTCGAAGGGCTGCAATTACTCTAGCTAACAGGGTCTGGTCTGTGCCGTTCTCTGCTATCTCGGCTATGAACTCTTCAGCAAATCTTAACGCTTCACTTTGATCACGTGGTACACCGAACTTAGACTGGATTTCCTGTCCGCGCGTACGATATACTGTTTCCAAAAGACTGCGCAGCTCCTGTGGAGAAAAGAATGCGCGCAGACCTTGATGCCCTAACACTTCGTGGGCAAATGTCTGCACTACATCACGTGCGTCTGCATGCCTGTCAGCAAATATGTAAATACGTCCAGGCTCATCTAAGAAGAACGCACCCTTCGCCTTGCCTTGCACTGCACGCTTGCGTGGTGAGTCTTTTGGAAATAAGTTCGTGTCCTTTGAGTCAGCGACAATAACTTCCGGACCGGCAGTCAAATTGCTCGCCAATGCACGAACTATTTGTGTCACCTCGTCGACGCTCATCTCTTTGGCGCCGCGTGGAGCTTCCGTACGCTCCCGCACGACACGCTCGTCTTGTGTTTCTAGCTCCGTTACTTGTTCGGCTGTGAGCTTTTTGTCTGGGACAACCTCTGCGCCTTCGCGTTTTGCGACAAGTTCTCGTCTAAAGGTCTCGTCTTCATCCGCGAGGGAACGGCGAGTTCTTTCTTCTTCGAGCTGGTCAAGGATTGCAGATTCCGCAGTCGTAAGTCTCGAATCCGGTCGAATGCTTCTTTTCGCAGCTTCCTCCGCATTAAACGTAGGTAACTGTTTTTCGGCATCTCGTATCTCCTGAGTGATCTGCTGCGTCAGTGGGTTGGGTAATCCCATGCGCTCGCTCAGCGCTTCGATACGTTTGTTGAGCGCTACGATACGCTTCTGTGCTGCCTTTGTTAGCTGCCCATCAGCCTTCCGCCGCAGCTCAGGAGCCAAGAATATATCATCCCTCATTTGTACGAGTGTCTGAATTACCGGCGGCAACTGACGCTGTGCTTCTCCCGATACGGGTATCTCGTGAGTGTCCGTGATGACCGCAGTTCCACGTGCGTCGTCAATTTGGACAATCGCTTGCTGCATTGGTGTGCGTTGCAGCTCTGGCGTCTGTCGGATCGCGTTTGCGGCAACCGTCTGTGTATCGGGGTCGTTCGGGAACGCAATCCCGTCGTCCGTAAACACCATCGCGACTGGCAAATCTTGTCGCGGTTCACGCCCTAGTGCCTGCGCTACACCTTCCGCTACAGCAGTGCCTGTGCGCGGTGTGTCTAGTGATACTGGATAGCTAGCTGTTTCCACACCAGGTGGCAATACAACACCCTCTGGCGTAACACGTAGCGCGGGTGCAGGAAGTAGTTTCGGTCCATCATTTAAGGCCGTAGGATTGGCCGCTTCCTCGCCAGTAGTCAACTCTTCTTCGGTGGCCGCTCGCATCTGACCAGACGGACGAGCAACTGCTGCCGGGATACCTAACAACCCGAATGCTGCCGCGCCACCAGCCGCATTCAGCAGTTGGCTCTTTTCTTCTGGAGACAGCTCACCCTCAAATTGTTGGATGCTACGATCGAGTGAGATATTTATTATCTCTTGAGCAACTTCTGTCGGAACCTCATAGGCTATCAATGTTCCGACATTACCAACGGCTCGTCGTATGAATCCACGCTCGACAAGCTGTCCAGCGATCTTTGTCTGCACTGCTTCACCGAGCTTAATCCCCTTTAACAAACCAAGCCTTCTTGCCAGCACTGTGATCGGAACGAAGTCCAGCGCGCCCTTGCCAAGTCCACTTCCGACAACTCTTAGGTCTAATGGATCAGCTCCTGCTTCAGTAGCAATCTGAGCGCTTTCACCAGTCTGTAGGCCGACATCCGACAAGAACGCCGCTATAGTACCAGTGGCTTGTTTTCGTGCTGCTAGTTCTGCAGCAGCTTTTGCTCCGCCTGCCTTGAGTGCGCCCCGTCCAGCAAAACCAGCGATCTTCGCAGCCGTTAAGCCTGGGATCGCAATACTTGCAAGCAGTGGAGCATTTTCAATAATGCTCTCAAGCGCGAAGATGCCAGTATCCACTGGACCTTTTATATCTTCGACACGGGGCACTCTTCGTGTAATTGCTCCAGCTTCTTCTGATAGCTCAGCCGCGCGATTGTAAAATCCTTGTGCTGCCTCGTCGTAACCAAAAACATCTGCGACTAGCCCGCCCACCGCCGTGAAATCAGACTGAACAGTCTTCAGCCCGCGCTTGAACGGAGCACCAAAGAACCCCGGTTCCGGTTCAGGTTCCGGTCCGCCCAACGCATTTAGCGATACACGGACGCGTCCATCAGGCAGGCGCTGTGGAGGTATAGGATCTCTTTCTGCTAGAAACTCTTCTAGGGAAACTAATGGCATTAGAAGATCCTATTGCCGCCGCGGACTTGTGGTTCATCTAGTCGTAATTGTAGACGTTGTGACTTAGTCACACGAGTAGCGCGAAGTGCCAGACGTACATTTACCTTCTCGTCACCGGAGAGCATGCCAGAGAAGTCTTCAAGTAAACTTATCAATCGTTCTTGACTTAAAGCACGCAGCTGTGCTTTATCAGACGCAAGCTCGCGTGCTTCTTCAACCCTATCCAAGATAGTAGCATCATCTAGGTTCTCAAATCCAGGAACTCTACGCTGCCGATTAACCGAGAAGCTTTGCTCGCCTTCTGCCTCAAGCAGACTAGCGGGCACGACGTTACCTGTCCGACGTTTGTCTCGCTTAGACGCTGGCTTACTTGCATCTGGATCAGCTGCATCTGGATCGGCTACATCTGGTATCGGAATACCAAGGATCTTCATTTGTTCCTCGGTCAGATCAACGGTGTTACCTGGACCGACCCCTTGCCTTGCGAGTTCAATTAGCGTGAATTCTTCTTGCGCTTTCTTGAATATCTCCTGCGTATTCGCGTCTGGGTTGATCGCTAACGCTTCTGTCATTCTTTGAGTAAAGATGCCCTCAAGAGTAGGAGGTGGCGTTGGTACACCGAGCGCGTCTGTCTGAGCATTCGCCAGTCCTGTTTGTGCTTGAGTCAGAGCTATATCGCTTGGTGATTGCGGTCTTGGCTGACCTTCTTGCTCGACTCGCTGTCCAAGAATCTCATTCCTCCTAGCACCTTGTGAGGTCACAGCCTGTCCTGCAGCTATCTCAGCATCTTGTGCTTGCACAGTTCTTCCTTCCTCGCGCTTCCCAGCACGCTGTGCGTCCACACCTTTCTCCAGCCCGCCTCTAAATCCCAGTGCGCCAACACCGCTCACAAGAGCCTTATTCAAATCTGTCTGCCCTTCGCGTTTGGGACCGGTAATCCCCGCAACTAACACGAGTGCCGTCGCAAGATTTTCAGGCTTTGTGAGAAACTCCTTCCATTTGTTAACGTTTTCGTCTTCTGGAGGGCCAGCTATGACGCGCCCGACATTTTCTTCGTGTGCCATTATCGCAACCTCGGAATCTGTGCTAGTAATTGTCCTATAGCCGGAGCTTGTGGAAGCTGAAAGCCAGGAACAACACTACCTAAACCTCCGCCCGCAACAGGAGCAGGACGAGTTCCCCCATCTCCCTGCTGCTGATTAAGTCCCAGCAAATTCGCTACGGCAGCGAGAGCTTCTGGTGAAGCTGCAAGGATTTCTCCGATGGACTTCTGCGGCGCTGCTGGTGGCGTGGCTGCCCCCTGTCTACTTACGGGCGGACCGACAGGCCCACTTCCTGCTCTACTTATCGGAGGCCCTACTGGCTGTGCTGGCTCCAACGGAACTACTGGCGGTGGCCCCTGTGCAGCGAGAATCTGTGCGGCCTGATCTATCACAGCTGACTGTGCCCCCAGATCAATGCCTGGAACGCCAGCATCTGCTACTGTCTCTTGAGGACCTGACGTTTGCGGGATAAATTGCTCAAACTCTCCTGCACCACCAGCTTGCTGCCTAGCTCCAGGAAGCTGCCCACCAATCGTGTTTGTCGGTGCATCTGGCGCGAACGCAGAACTGGCTGCAGAACTAGCTGCCGCCGTAAGCACCGCAATGATAAAATCGTCAATTCCAAATGCCATGATTATCTCCTAGATTGGAATGGGTAATGGTGATGGCGGCGGCGTCGGCGGTACTTGTATTGGCGGAGGTATTGCTGGCGGAGGCGCTACCGCTGTCGTACCGCCTTTGCTCTGCCCTCCAAAGATGTCAGTCGTTGGTGCTGTCAGTGATTGGCTGCCACCTCCTTGGCCTCCACGGGCAGGATCGACGGTGCCGCCACCTCCTCCTCCACCGCCTCCATCGAACAGGCCACCGCCACCTTTGGTTCCTCCAGTGTTTGTACCTCCATCGAAGGTATTTGCATTAGGGTCGTTTGTTCCAGGCGGGAAGATAGAATCGAAGCCGGTCCCAGCTCCTGGGAAGGCCGTGTTCTCTGCGGCTCCTCCCACACTAGAACCAAATGGTCCACTAACAAAGTTCTGGAATTGCGTCAGTGCATTGATCGGACCAAACTCGTTAAAGAAGAACTCCTGTATCGCTGCATCAATCCCTGCTTGATCGAAGCCGAACTGCTGTAGACCACTCTGATTAAGTGCTCCCTGCTGTGCAAGCTGGTTACCTTGCAAGGCTGGAAGCAAACCAAGTCCACCGAAGAATTGCTCCAGTCCTTGCGCATTACCTGCTTGCAGCAGATTCCCTATCTGCGATGTGCCAGTGCTTAAGCTGCTCGTACCAAGCCCGAGGCCCTGCCCCAAACCGGACTGCGATAATTCCGCACCCTGCAGCCCTTGTCCAAGTATCGCGTTCCGGATCTGTTCGTTCAATCCTCCTGCGCCAAGCTCAAATTGTCCTTGTGCTGTCTGTGCTCCGCCAACCTGTGACAGTGCATTCTGCTGGACTCCAACATTCCTATCAAAGCCTTGTGCAAATAGCTGTGCAGTAACATCAGCTATGTTCTGTTGTAAGTCGCCTGCGGCTATACCTTGAGCGATCCCTTGTCTTGAGCCACCTACTTGTCCGGCTTGACTGGCTGCATCGCCTATTGAAGGTATCACGTTCCGCTGGAAGTTATTTACTAACCCGCGTGTTGCCGCATCGACAGTTTCTCCAATGAAGGGATTTAGCCCGCTACCTCCTAAGTTCGCCTGAAGTATCTGATTTATGTCGATACCGGCTGGCCCGAGGGTAGGTGCCCCTGCAGGGTTAAAGCCCGGCGGTGGGGCTTGTGCGCCGCCTGTGGCCGCGTTTATGGCCCCTGTAGCACCCGGCGACGTTGCTTGCCCTTGTTCCTTCAAAGGGTTCTGTGAACCTAGCAAGAGCTGCTGAAGTGATCCACCTAATACACCTGAAAGAGGGTTTGCTACGTCCGATATGGCGTTCGGCGGAAGAGGACTTTCTGATGAAGCTCCTTTCCCACTTCCCCCAAAAGCATCTTGTCCAGTGGCTGCAGAAAGCGCTAAGTCTGATGCTGTCTGTGCCGACCCCGCATTACCAGACACGATGTCGGAAATACCTGCTTGACTCGCAAGCAAATCAGCTCCTGGCTCCGCAACAGTTGGAAACTGTGGAAACTGTGGCGGCCCCTGCTGAAAGATATTCGCTGCCTCTTGAAACAGCGACGTAATGAATGGAATCTGCGGACCGAATGGGCCAGTCGGAACTGTTTCAGTTCCACCTCCACCGCCACCGCCAAATGCGTAGGCTACCGGACCTTCATAGTCCCGTATAACTCTTTCTTCAACGACAACATATCGCCGCAGCCGCTTTGACCAGATACCAAATAGGTTCTTGCAGAGCCTCATCAGTGTATTCCCGTAAGAGGTCTAATTACTAAATCACAAACGTGATGGAAGCCGTGCTTTTTCAGCTTCCTGCGGAGTCCTGGACGTACATATCCAAAGGACTCAGTTGCACCGTGTCGCTGTGCCCATTTCTCAATCTTATCAAGATGGGATAGTAACAAGTCCATATGATTCTCATTGAAGATTCCGTTACCTCCAAACAAGTCGAGGATAAGTCTCTTTCCTCCAGCAATATTTTGAATCTTTGTTACTAACCAACCCTGTATCCGCATCTCTTCTGACGCCAAAACCCACAACTGACGACGTTCGTGATATAACTCTTCTACAACAGAATGATAAGTACAGTGTCCCATCGTGAACTCATCGACTACTTCTTCAATATCCTTTCCGATCACCTCTAAGATGATCGGGACATTTTCCTTTGCGATTAAAACAGGTTCTGTCATTCCTTTCTCATCCATGCGCAGATAACATTAGTTGCGGCGGTAGTTGTCTGCGACACCGTTCTAAAGTTTATTATGCTTCCAGGATAAAACTCAAGCGGCTCGTGGAACTCCTGGAATCCGTTATTGCTTGCTGTCAGATCAACCGCATAGGCGGATTCAATTGTTCCGTCGCGTTCAACTTCGACCTTCGCGCGCGCCGACGCACCAGACAACGACAGCGACAGCGCAATCAAACCGCAGCGAAACGGAAGTACTAGCCCCTCTCCTGTGGGCGTAGCTGCTCCGTCGCCGAAAGCCCATTCGTAAGTCGTCGCGGCAAGTGCGGCATTCTCCTCCGCCCATATCGGAAAGATGGGCTTATGCACTTGCTCTAACAAGAGCCGGAGCGCATCTAGTTCCGAGTCCACGAAAACTGCAAGTTGGTTAATTTCTGTTGGAGCTGCCATTAGTACTTACCGAGCGAAGCGAGCTCTAAGTCGTACCCATCCAACTTCCACGAGATAGCAGATGAGCTCGGTGTCTCGAACTTGATAGCAATATATCGGCCCTCCACTGGAGGATCTACGTCAATCTTCTGATCGACAGTTGGGTCAAAAGGAAACGCAGCTGACCAAGAGATTGGAGCTTCAGGAACATCCTGTGAGCCTACAAATATATTCACGCTTGTTCCATTCTGTACACGCATACGTGGCCACACTTCCGTAACCAGTTTCAAAACTTCCGTGTCTACCTTTGGACGCCCCTGACGATCTTGTCCAATAATCGCAAGGCCTGTTCGTTCCACAAAGGCTCTGAAATTAGCTCCGGCAAAACTAAATGTCGAATCCGCCAGATAAAAGCTCGGGTCGCCTGAACTCGGATCGACCATGATAAGTCTCTTACTTCCTGGAAGTCCTTGTCGTTGCCCAAACTGTCCAACCATCAAATCGAAGTCAATGGTCTGTGCATCAAACGTCAACGACGCAGCGTTCGGATCGAATTCTGCCAAAGCAATATCCGATATGTTCGGAACCTCACGGATCGTATGTGTTGCATCCTTCATGTTTATAATCAGCACAAGGTTCGGATATTCTTGTCCTGCTTCCGTAATTGCTGCCCACACTTCATTCTCTCTAGGGTGCAGCGCTAAGAAACTTCGCTCTGCTTTGGTAGGATCAACTCGTCCCTGATACCAACGGCGCATCCTGTCGTCCAAGAGGCTCCGCATCTGGAATCCATCATGCTCGACAATGTCCTCGGGTGTCATCAAAACATGCACATGTCGGTCTGCTTTCTGATATTCTTTAACGCAACGCTGCGCAAGCAGTCCAACCTGACCAAACGCCTGCTTGAACCTGAAGACAAAATTGCCTCCAACCTCTTCCATGGACTGGATTTCGTCTTCCTTATAGACGAAGTTTATGTTGCCCAGTGCGAGAGAGTCTATGATCGCACTGTCCGTATCTAATAAAGGCCACTCACCCGCACGCGTTGTGGGGTCTGTTTCATCCCATGAACTAGGCACAGCACCTATATCTGCACGTTCTGACCATTTCACGAGTTGCGTATTACGTATGGAAGACTTCGTCACGTCATACGCAATCAGGAAGCGCCTGAACGGACGGATAATTTCTGCTTCTGTGCTTGCAGGCCAGTTCGCTAAATCCACAAGCGGAGTGCCCAGCGCCGGAGAAATCCACGCCTGCGGTACATCCTCTCCATTATTCAAGATTAAGATGTTACCTAACAATCCTCCATTCCAGAGGTCATCTACAGTGCCTGTGTAATCACCACCGACTGTACGGGAAATCTCTGTATGCGTGGTTCCGTCAGTAGCATAAATGTCTGTAAGTCCAGGATAAGCAAACAGTTGCGCGCCGCTGGCGGTAAAAGCTGGGAACAGCGCAAAAGTCTGTATGCTTGGTGGGTCCATGATCTTCTCATGGCCGAGGGACTTCCACATCGCACCATCATGCGCACGGACATTCAGCCCATCGCTCCAGGCTTCCGGCGGCAGGTCATACGCTGGAACATCTTGCAATATCCCAATCGCGCCCACGTTATGGAATTTTACTCTTGCCACAACTTAGTTTCCGCGTCTGTAAGAGGATCATTCTCTCGTTCGTTTGCCTCAAGTTCAAATGGATGTTTCTTATATCCATAGCGAATACCTAACCATAGGTATTTGATATAGAAACAAAACCAGCCCATACGTCTGACCTGATAGACGTGTTCCATTTCATGACGAAACAATATGTTCGTCACGTCCTTTTGTGCTTGAGAAAACAATACAAAAGGATATAAGACCTTCCCTCTCCATTTTCCCATAATCCAGCGACCAACGCTGTATTTGATTCTTAGTTTCATTTTAATCCAGGAAGTAGCTAATAACCTGCGAGCCTGGAAATCCTTTAAGACCCGACGATGTAAAGGCTCCAGCGCCAACCGTTGCGTTATGCTGAATCCGACCGCCAGCAGTTATAATTATTTTTCCCATTTGGTCTACTCCGTTGTCTCTAACAATGTGTGCCCGAGTTAACGAAGCTACAGGACGAATACTTGCAGGGACGTCTGTAGTACCGCTCGACATACCACTATTATTGCTCGTCGCATTCAAAATGGCGGCTGGTGCCATCATTACTAGGTTTCCGAGCTTCGTATAGTCGAAAGTAATGTTTTCTGGGTCAGTTGTAAACCCTGTGAACGCAGCAACAAAAGAACCTGTCTCAAATCCGTAATTACTCGACGCAGCTAGTGCGGCTGCATCTACGATTTTGTTGGCTGTTCCTGCATCAACTTCTGCTGCGGTTGCCAGCTCTACACCACCTACAGCTGCCGCTGTAGCAACTGGAAGACGATCTGTATGAACGTTCTCTGCACCAGTTACAGCCCAGTCAATGTGTTCAGCTCCGAGGAAGCCGAGCAAACTATCGTGATTGACAATCGCTTCGATTTCGGCACCGGTCTGATCTGCTGTTGCGCCAGTCTCAACACCAATCAGAGTGAGAACTTGTGCTCCTGTGAGTTCAGTTACAATTCCGCCAGCACCCCCGATGTTGCCGAGAATACGATCATTTGTAACGACATTCTGCATCTTGGCGTAAGTCACAGCATCAAGCGCAATAGTCAGCGCTGTCTGTCCTGTTACCTCGCCTGTGTGCGTTGGGATACGTGCTGCAGCAAACACACCTGTCGTTGTATCACCTGCATCTAGGGCAGAAATCTCTGCTCCAGTGTGCGAATGTGCTATTGCTGCTTTGGTGGCAAGCTGCGTTTGTATATTAGACGTAACGCCGTTAAGGAATAGAAGTTCTGTCGCCGTCAATCCAGCGGCTGCGGCGGCAGCAAGAATGTCCAAATCTGCCGCGACGAGCGAGCCACTCGTACCTGCGAGTTTGTTAAGCTCTACTTGTGACGCTGTTAGTCCATCGAGCTTGTTCAGCTCTGCTGCGTCGGCAGTTATCGCATTAAGCCCGAAGTTAGGAAACTGTGTTTGTAAGACAGCTTTGACCAACCGCAGATGATCATCCGCCGTTGAATAATCATCAGAACCTGTCGGATTCAAAGGATCTAAGTTACTAATATGTGTTGCGGCTTCCAACCCCATTATGGGTCTCCCATGACATGTACTTGACCTGCCTGCTCACGCGCTTCCACAGCCTTTATGAAGTTACTTTGCGCAAGAGCTAAATCCGTTTCAAATCGTGTAGTAGCATCGTTGTCTCTCAATGTCCATGCGATTTCCTTACCTGCCAAATTCATGAGCAGAGCAGAAAAGTTCTTGCTCCATAGCGTTGTTACTCCTAGAGCTGGCGCAGTCGGGTCTTTACGGAAGAAGCGAAACTGATAAGTAATCGCCTGTGTAGGAATAGGGCGAACAATAATCTCTTCTCCTAGCAGCACAAATTCCTTAGGAATCTCGCCTGTACCCGGAAAGCGTTGCTTCGTAATTAAAAGCTCAGAGTTCTGTGGTAGAACCACCTTTTCTGTAGCCTCTCCTGTAGGGTCGGTATATACTAACGGCTCGTCTTCAATAAAACGGATAAAGTTAGAAGTCAGATCTGAAACCACGTTGATAATTTCTGTATTCGCAACCGTTATTTCTGCTTCTTTGTGCATCAAGAACCACGGTAGCGTCACGCGCTCCTCAAGCTCATCCTGTGCTCTGACAAGCTCATCTATAATCTCTGTCAGCAACGTTGTTCCAGCACCGACACCACGTCGAAGCCTGCGTCCGATTCGGGTGACAATATTGTCAATCGTAGTCCCTGGAATCGCCGACGATTCGGCCATCCCGTGCCATACACTAGGTTCCCATATAGGGCCGCTCATGCTACATTAAACGGTGTAGCGCCACCGTCTCCGATAAGCTGCTTATTGTTAACTTCTTCAATGTTAACATCTGGTCGCGCTTTGAAGATTTCAATCTTTTCCAGATGTGGCTGCATTCCCCCTGCGGTGATGTAGAAACACATCTCTTCTGTCGCTGTGAGCGCAGTAATGACCATGTCCTCATCCATAAGTACCGAGTAAATACCCGGCGCGTTAACCGAATCATTTTCCGTAACGGTCGGCGTCGTCATTGCCGTCCAAGCGCCAGCACCTCGCTTGCGAAAGATAGCAAAGGCAGATAGAGCTGTCTGCCGCTCGAAGTGGAAGACTTGGGTGATGACTCCTGATGCTACACGTACCATGTTAACTCCTACCTAAAAGGATCACAGCCGGGAGCAGGCATCAGAACATATGTATTTGTACTGATCGCTTGTGTCGCAGCCGGCGTGAAATTGACTGTGTCAGTAGCTGGAACAAATGACGAAACACAGAACACCTGACCCTGCACCGTACCCGAGGTAAATACAACAGCAAGGTTCTTGGCCCAATAATTAGAATCTGCTTCCGTCAGGGTCGCATCGACGAAACTGAATGCATTGCCGGAATCAGCAGTGCTGTTTTTTACATAGAAATTATTCCAAATCTCTGTGACCGCTGAGGCGTCTAATGCTCCAGCATCAATAGCATCAGCATCCA